TTATTTACAAGTTGGAGGTCCTTTATCTTTTTTACCAACAGTTCCTACTGGTTTTGTAGTAGCAAAAGATATTTCAGGTAGTCTTGCTGGTGTATCAATTCAGAATAATTCCCTTGCTACTAATGCTTCTGCTAATATTTATATATCAGATCGCAATGCCGTAGAGACAGATAATTATGCTGTAGTTGGTCGCAATAATACATCTTATAATAGCGGTTCAGATTATTTGAGCGAGCAATCAAAGGGCTTATATGTAGGAAACGCACGTGGTTCTATTACGTTAATGCCTGATTTCCTTTCTACTGCTGGCACTGCTGGCACTCATATTACTTATAATAATGGCACTTCCGCAGTATCTATAATGCAAACTGGTGCAATATCATTGGGAACTACATTCAATATTAATACACAAGAATATGTATATAATCCTGGGGCAACTGGTTATGTTCTTTCTTCTGCAGGTTCTAATTCTCCAGCACAATGGGTGCCTTCAAGTGCAACTGGTAATACAGGAGCAACCGGCTTGCAAGGCAATACAGGAGCAACCGGTACTGTCGGAATACAAGGTGATACAGGAGCAACAGGCTTACAAGGCGATACAGGAGCCACAGGCTTACAAGGTGCCACAGGTACTGTCGGAATGCAAGGCGATACAGGTGCCACAGGCTTACAAGGTGCCACAGGTACTGTCGGAATACAAGGCGAAACTGGCGCCACAGGCTTACAAGGTGCTACAGGCTTACAAGGTGCTACAGGTACTGTCGGAATGCAAGGTGATACAGGCTATACAGGTGCTACAGGCCCCGTCGGCCCCATCGGCGGTTCTGACGGCCAAGTGCTCTATAACAGCACAGGTCTTGCAAGTGGCTCTGCGAATTTAACATTTGACGGCACTGCTTTAACAAGTTATGATTTAGTTGTAAAGAATACATTTGACTTGAGTGGGCAAAAGTTTTATTCGCATTCGGCGGATGGATTTAGTGTGAATGAAAATTTTAATGCAGGGAATGCCAGTACAACCGCATACCATTTTACATCCGGTGACTCTGCTCGAGACGTTATTTTTAGTATTGCGAAAACCGGTCAATTTACCAATTTGTTTGGCGCCTATGGTTCGGGGGGCGCGAATACGTTTGTCGTCGCTTCAGAAGCTGCGAGCGCAACCACGTTTGAATTTCGCTCGGGTGTAGGTATTGCTGGTGGTTTGAATCTACAAGGCGGAACTCTATTGTATCAGATTGCACAGGACGGCCAGCTTTATGCACCATTATTACAAAACAATGTAACGGCCAATGCTATTTATTATGATACAGCCAATGGGTTGTTAACATATGGTACTCCTTCGTTGGGCGCCACAGGTTATACAGGTGCCGAAGGAGCAACAGGCACCGTAGGAGCAACAGGTTACACCGGTTATACTGGAGAACAAGGTATTCAAGGCCATACAGGTTATACTGGAGAACAAGGTATACAAGGTAATACAGGCGCCACAGGTGCTATTGGTCCAACCGGCGCAACCGGCTTACAAGGTGACACAGGTGTAACAGGTTACAAAGGTGATACAGGTGCTATTGGTCCAACAGGCGCAACCGGCTTACAAGGTGATACAGGTGCAACAGGCACAGCAGGAGTGAAAGGTGATACAGGCGCTACAGGCTTGCAAGGTGATACAGGTGCTATTGGTCCAACAGGCGCTACTGGACCAACAGGCGCAACAGGCTTACAGGGTGAGACAGGTGCTACAGGCTTACAAGGTGCCATAGGTGCAACAGGTCCCGTAGGAATGACAGGTCCAGGCTCTGTTGGTATTACGGGCGCGATTCAATATAGCGATAACCACGGCGGCTTTCTAGGCGACACAGGCTTTGTTTATGTACCAGGTGTGACGGGTTTACTTACGCTGCAAGGCGATTTCTTACCCACCGCAAGCAATACGTATCGGCTCGGCATAACAGGTCAAGCGTGGAAAAGTTTGGCGGTTGGACCCGAAACCATCAGTATTGTTGGTTTGGTGGGTTCGGCCGATTTAGGTCTTGATAACAATAATATCGCCTATTTTGACACGGGTTTATCCTTACCCTTTGTGAATGTGGGTCCGGCGATTAGCATAAACGGTGCAGCAGGTGGCTGGAAATTAGACGTCTCAGGTAATCCGATCGACAACACTTACGATTTGACAGCGCAGCAAAATTTGACAACGGCGCCTTATGGGCAAACGGGGCCGGTCTATTCGCTCATTAAAAGAGTGGGGCCGACGGGCACCGTAGGAGCAACAGGCTATACAGGCACCGTAGGAGCAACAGGCTATACCGGTCCCGTGGGACCTTCTGTTAGTTATGTGGGCGGTGATACTGGTGCGTATAATGCTGCCACAACAACGATTAACACCAGTGCCACCCGAATGAACGAACATGATTTTCAGGTCACAAGTACTAATAATATATTCTTATTTCTCTACAATCTGGTTATTGAAACGGGTGGCGACAATAAACAAGTGACGACCACGCTTGGGTTAGCAGGTGCAGCCGGCGCTACGGCAGGCGCTAGCACAAATTTATATACAGGCACCACCGGTATTACACTGAACGGTCTGAATACCAATGCTTATATTGCGGGGACAAGTGGAAATGTGTCGTCTACGGACGCGTGTAATATTAGCGGACAAGCCACTGTGACCAATTTGACCGCCGGCACGCATTATGTTACGGTTTGGGCTGGTGCAGACGGCGCTACCACTTTAACTAACCCGAAAGTTAATTTAGTATGTTTACAGATTAAATAGCGGGCTGCTTCCGCTGCGCATGCCGGACCCCCGCTGGGCGTAAGGGCGGATGCATTGGGCGTAAGGGCGGATGCAAAAAAACATATAAACAATATAAAAAAATCATATTGTTTATTCAATAAAGGGCTCCACCTAGGGGCTCTGCCCTCAGCGCAGCAAGCCCTACAACCCCGCCTTCCGCATCCGCCTTAACACGGGGTCTGGGCGTTCGCAGCGGAAGAGCCCCTGTACTTTAATAACACTGCCGCCGGTATCAACTGGTCCCGCATTCCCTCCAACTTCTTATAGCATTTATTAATCGTCACCTCACTGATTTCACTCACCGTATTCACATTCCTTTTACTAATATTCAGATGACATTGGTGCGCCACAAAGAAGACAATGCCCGCCGCAATCGAGTGTGGGGTGTTTTCCGGAATCAAATTACTGGCTTGGATCCGTGTGGCAATGAATTTACATAATTTCGTCAATTCCGAATTGATATTCAAGCGGCTACAATACCGATCGATAAACGACAACGGTGTCGTATGGCATAAGGAGGTCTTCTCATTGTTATTCATCTCGTGCTCTAATTCATTGATAATCGAGCTGGCATTCTTACAGCCACGCGTGGCGCTCGTATTATCGAGATGAAAGATGGTCGCAATTTCTTTGGCTGTCCGTGGGCAATTGTTGTTCCGCGCTGCAATATAAATCGTCGCCGCAATAATGCCGTCACGATTGTCCCCTCGAAAGGTTTTCACCCCCGAGATTTTCGTATGATAACGCATTGCATCATCAATAATCATTTTCGAAATGCCAGCTTGATTCGCTAAAACGGTAATCCTTTGAAATTCTTCGTAGCGGGCTTTTTCTTCATACGGCATTCCTTGCCACTCGGTATAGCGGCGTATTTTACGCATTTCATAACTGGAATTGGGCGGACAGATGACTTTACAGCCGAACGATGATTCTCTGAGTAACGGATTGATAGGCATACCACAGCGGGTCGGGTCACCGGATTGATTATCGTCGGCACCATAAAACCGCCATTCGGCACCTTGATCTAAACTATCCGTATAAATAATGCCACATGTTTTATTGGTGCAGCAAAGAAAGCCTTCGTCCGTAAAAGCCAAAGGCGATTCACAGCAGTCGCATTGCTCCCGCTCACCCGAGCCACGAAAGACACATTCGATGGGTTTTTCATCGGTATTTTTATCGAAACATTCCCATAAGGCTTTCTTGTCAATTTTCTCGCTTGGTTTTACTTTCTTGGTGCGATTGCTGCCGCTAACACTTGTACATCCGCTAACACTTGTACATCCGCTAACACTTGTACATCCGCTAACACTTGTACATCCGCTAACACTTGTACATCCGCTAACACTTGTACAAGAAGACATTGCAACCGCTGAAGACATATGTCTGGTTAAATACTAATACAATTGGTATATTTAAATTCAATTTTATATTTAATATATATAAATGGGCAATAAAGCATCATCTAATACCCCTAAAAAATCAAGCTTAGCTGATGAAATAGACCGCATTGCTAGCAAATATATTTTATCACAAAATTTCGACGATATGAATAAATTATCCGAAAAAGACCATTGTGATAAGATGGTTGTTTTAACCGCAAAAATTATTAATCAGAACTTGAGCCCTTTAGAACAGAAAGAGGTGGTAAACCGGATTGAGAATGGCAAAAAAGAAGATGAAGGCATGACGAAGCAAGCCGAAGGCATGACGAAGCAAGCCGAAGGCAGCAAAAAGCAAGCCGAAGGCAGCAAAAAGCAAGCCGAAGGCAGCAAAAAGCAAGATGAAAAGCAAGCCGAAGGCAGCAAAAAGGAAGATGAAGGCAGCAAAAAGGAAGATGAAGACAGCAAAAAGCAAGATGAAGATAGCGCAAAGCAGTCAGGCGGAGAAGATGCCGAGCCTATCGAAGACTGTATAAAAATCGCAAAATTCTATGTGAAAATTGCACATATTTATGCAGCCATTATGAAAACAATTAATCCGGTTATTATTACCAAGGATAAAGATGGCAAATTACAGAAATATGATTTAATGACGAAACAAAATATGCCATCCACTGTAGAAATAGAGAGCATTGAACATAATAATTTTTGCACACGGAGGTTGAATAATTTAATTCAAGAGGTAGATTACAATGATAAAAATCCGAGAGAAATTCTGCTGTCGTTAAAGGCACGTTTTTGCAATATTAATTATGATAAAAAGACAAAAAAAACACGGAAATTTTATGATAAGGATAGTGCTGCAGCGAAGAATATAAAAGGTGGCGCAGATGATGACGACGAAGACGATGAAGATAAAAAGAAGAAAAAGAAGAAAAAGGAAGATGATGAGGATGATGAGGATGAGAAAAAAAATTCGAAGAAAAAAGACAAGAAAAAGGAAAAGGAAGATGATGATCAAGATAAAGATGGCAAAGATAAAGATGGCAAAGATAAAGATGGCAAAGATAAGGATGGCAAAGATAAGGATAAAGATACTAAGGATAAGGACACTAAGGATAAGGACACTAAGGATAAGGATAAGGATAAAGACACTAAAGAGAAAATATTCGATAAACTAGAAGAACCGATCGATGATGCGCCATTGGTCGAAAATAATTCGGAAATTGGCATTCCCGAGTTGATGAAGCTGTATTATGATGTGTTTGATGAAGAAACCAATGATTTTACCAGTATGTCTGATTCAATGCGAGAGATTTATGAAAATGATGTGGCTATGTTTTATGTGGTCTTTACAGGCAAACCAGTCCCCACAGATGAAAACGGGCAATCACTGGTGACGCGATTTGATCAGATTCCTTTGCGTGAATATCATAAAAATGATAAATGTAAACCGGAAGGAATGTTTACACAAAATTATGAAGGATCTTTAAATGATACATTATTCAAAAAGTATGCATTGCATATTAATAAGATGATGAATACGATGAATGATAATCAAAATAAATTATTAGCTGTATTAGATAAACTCTTTAAATTTACTAAACCCAAAGAAGAAAAAAAGGTCGAAAAAAAGAAACAATCAAAAGAGGAGGAGGAGGAGAAGGAGAAGGAAAAGAAAGAAAGTGAAGAAAAAGCGCCGCCAACCCAAGGGAATATAGTAATAGCCAATATGCAAGGGCCAGCAGAAGCACCACTAGGAGCGGAAGCGCCTGCACAAGCACCAGTAGGAGCACAAGCGCCAGTAGGAGCGCCAGTAGGAGCAGAAGCACCCGCACAAGCACCAGTAGGAGCACCAGCACAAGCACAAGCGCCATTAGGAGCACAAGCGCCAGTAGGAGCGCCTGCACAAGCGCCAGTAGGAGCGGAAGCGCCATTAGGAGCACAAGCGCCAGTAGGAGCGGAAGCACCAGTAGGAACACAAGCACCAGTAGGAACACAAGCACCAGTAGGAACACAAGCAAGTAAAGAAATATCTGCAACAAAAGAAGAAATAAAGGTTGGTGGTGCGGATGAAGTGCCGACGCCAGCTAATCCAGAGGCAAATGATAAGTCAGCGGCAATAGATAAGCCAGCGGATAAGCCAACGGCAATGGATAAGCCCGCCGAAGGTGATAAGCCAATGGATAAGCCAGCGGCAATAGATAAGCCAGCGGCAATAGATAAGCCAGCGGCAATAGATAAGCCAGCGGCAATAGATAAGCCAATGGATAAGCCAGCGGCAATAGATAAGCCCGCCGAAGGTGATAAGCCAATGGATAAGCCAGCGGCAATGGATAAGCCAGCGGCAATAGATAAGCCAACGGCAATGGATAAGCCCACCGAAGGTGATAAGGCAAGTGATAAGCCCGCCGAAGGTGATAAGGCAGAAGATAAGCCCGCCGAAGGTGATAAGGCAAGTGCTAAGCCTGAAGAAGAAAAAGATTCGGTTATTATAAATCCTAATTTAGACGAATCACAACTGCAATCTCTCATTAATTCGACACGGCAACTTATCGTGGAACTTTATTTAACGTGTGAAACCGATTTTTTAGAAGGTATTACATTGTTTGAAAGCATTGTAGCAGCACAATTAGCCAAAACCACAACTTCACAAATAGCCCTATTAAACGATTTAACGATAGAGTATTTAGCCGAGCATAGTATGGCCTAAAAGCACTTTAGCACTTTTAGAAAAAGTGCAGCAAAACATACTTTTAGAAAAAGTGCAGCAAAACATACTTTTAGAAAAAGTGCAGCAAAACATACTTTTAGAAAAAGTATCACAACATATTTTTTCTAAAATTTATGCATCTGTTTCTGAATCTGAATTTGAATCTGATATTGCTGAATGAAATGATTCATTGGAACCAGTTCTAGACGCTTCTTTCAAGCTAGGATCAATAAACTCTTCTTTGATAGGGCCTAATTCTTCTTTTTTGTTTCTTTTAAAAATTGACATTAAACTGAATTTTCTAGTTTTCTTTGATGATGCCTGTTTTTTTTCTTTATTCATTCGCTTCGTCTGTTGTTTGATTGACATTTTAATCTCTGCCTTCCGGCTTTTCAAATATGTGTTCCAATCTTTAGTTATGTCTAACATTAGACTATTTGGCACACAAAGCGTATTTTCATATTTTCCATTTTCATAAGCATTTAAAACCTCCTTTTCATAAAAATCGATTTTTTCATCAAAATAAGGATCTTCATTTTTATAAACGACTTCATTGAAATATGAATTTATATTTAAAGGCAAAAATGTCGAATAGGGTATAATTGTATCAAACAAAAATTGCTGAACTACTGGCTTTTTAGTAAATAGGTCGCGCTTACTTGTAAATAATTTAAAAATGGGATCAAATGTCTTCCAATTAATTTTGTTGCATAAACTAGGACACATCTCGTCATTTATTTTTGCACCGGTAAATATATTTAAAAGAGATAACACCTTGGCTGCTTTATCGGGACTTATATCAACTGCATCACACGTAGTTCCCGTAACAGACGCACTAGGGTTAACAGACGCACTAGGGTTAACAGACGCACTAGGGTTAACAGACGCACTAGGGTTCTTTCTTGATTTTTTTGTATTAGGACAATTAGTTTTTTTACAAATATCAGAACAACAAAATTTATCAGAACAACAAAATTTAACTTTATTCATATACTTCATTATAGTTGCGTGATAACTCTTCATAACTTCATTCTTAAGGTCATTGATGTTAGGATTGATACGACACGACAGCAATAGTAAAATAATCGGAGGCATAATTCCTAGCCCATTTTTGCTTTCAATAAAGAAATCTTCTATGCGATTTATATCTGGCGCTTTTAAAGGTTTTATATCATTATCCTTTTTGAATATCATTTCATACAATTCTTGAAATGGACTTGGTTTATCTTCTTCGTTTCTCTCCGATTCTCTTTCCGATTCTCTTTTCGATTCTCTTTCTCCTTCATTTTTCTTTAATAAATACTTTAAAAGCCCACATTCTATAAAATTATCATCAGCAATTATTGGTTTTATTAATTTTATATACTCTACAATTTGTTCAAGCATATCAACATAGGATTGACTATCATCATTTTTTCCCATAAAGTCTGTAATAATCTCTGTCATTAAAATTTTTAATGATTTGTATATTTCTGTATAGTCATTTGTAATATCGATCTTATTATCCTTTAGTAAATTGAGTAAATCAGAGACTAATTTTATTAACAAATCTACTATTTGCGATAATATAATCCACCCATCAATACCATTAATATCTTCTGTATTGCTTTCAGATCGATCCATATCAATAAGTTTTTTAACTTTTTCTATTTTGTAAATCGTATCTAAAAATGAATTTGTTATTTTGACCTTATCGCCATATCCAAACTTGTTATTAATGAAATAGATTGCATTTGATGGTTTTATTTCTAATTTAAGTACAAGTTGTATAATGTGCGGTAATTTTGAAAAATCAATAACATTATTATTCCTTTTATAAATTTTAAGTATTTCATCTAAAATACTCCCTTCAAAATAAGCTTTTTCTTGACCAATAAACTCATCAAACTTCGTCATCATCGTATTAAAATCTTTGAATGAATAATCTTTTAGGTCATATTTAAAAAAACTAGGACCAATTCTAGTTAACTCAGTAAAATCAGAAACTAAAGAACCAAAGCCACCATTGTATTTTTTCTTTATTCTTAATTTTTTCTTATTATGTATTTTTTTCTTATATTTACGTGTCTTTATGTGTGATTTCTTTATGTGTGATTTCTTTTTTATACGTGACTTATTGATATGGTTTTTCATATATACTTATATGTTATTTTTTTCCAAAACTGCTCGTCTTATCTTCAATCTTCCTTAATAAATTCTCATTGTAAATTAGACCACTCGGCTTATAAGCATCAATTGGTGTGTATTCTTTCGCCGGTTTACTACTATTTCCATCATTGCCTTTTCGATGAAATATTAATTCATTCGGATTTTCATTGGCATCAGGCCGCTCACCATCGTTTTTCACCATGCGTGTGCCATTCCCGTCAATCACAATCCCCGTCTTTTTTTTGATTTCGCTGCGCACATAAGAGGGGCACCAGTTGGCCCACGAAATTAATAATAAATTCGGATGCGTATATTTCACAATAAAGCCATTCTCTCGCAATTGGTCAATCACATAGGCCGTGCAAGCACCATAATCGTATTTGGGCACCCCAATAATAGTTTCCGGCATAATGTACCAGCAAAACATATCTTTGGTCTGCTGCCGTGAAACAGTTTTGATGCGGCTATGAACGCGTGCCAATACTCGGTTGTAGAGTGCCAATGTATTTAAATCTTGTTGTTGTTTACGTTCATATAAATCGTCTAAATTTAGTTTGGTCGATTCATTTGAGGCCTCGCCAAGTGTAAAGATTGTATCCATTTAAATTGATTGTGGAAAATATATATATAAATATATCTCAATTAGATCGATTAAATGACTATAAAGCATTTGGTGATCAGTGGCGGTGGACCATCTGGTATATTAGCTTATGGTATTGCTTCACATTTAGAAAAAAAAGACTTTTGGCACTTGGTGAATATCAAAAGTATGTATGGTTGCTCGGTGGGTGCTTATATGAGTGTTATTTTTTCGCTAGGCTATGCGTGGGATTGGTTAGATGATTATTTCATTAAACGGCCGTGGGAAAAATTGCTCGTTGCATCGACGACACACATCGTTGATATCTATAAAAAAAAATGTTTAATCAATGAACATTTTTTTATCGAAGCCATTACACCCTTATTGCGTGCCAAAGATTTAAAAGAAACGGTTACCTTAAAAGAGTTGTATGATTATAATCAAATTGAGATTCATATGTATGCCACCAATATTAATGAGAAACGGTTAGAGAAGATCGATTTATCCTATAAAAGTCATCCAGATCTATCTGTTATCAAGGCACTTCAGATGTCGATGGCGTTTCCGATTATTTTTGAACCCATAATTGTCGGTGACGGATGTTTTATTGACGGAGGGTTAATGAATAATTTTCCCTTAAATGATTGTCTTTCACAGCAAGAATGTGAGCCGGATGAAATTTTGGCATTTAAAAACATATGGCAAAATTCACAGCGAAGTGTAAATGAAAAGTCATCTATTTTTGATTTTTTATTGGTCTTGATGAAAAAAATGCAGGCCTCAATCGACACTGAACCAGTGCAAGTTAAAACCAAATATACAGTTGATTGTAGGATGGACGATTTAGCTAATTTAGAAAAATGGTCGGAAACGATGAAAAGCGAAGAGCTAAGACGAAATATCATTGAACGAGGCTATGTGCAAGCGGATGCATTCTTAGCGAAGAATGAAGATCCAATAATAAATGACCCGCCGCCGCCTATCAATGATCTTGTAAATCAAGAATAATTTATTACTTGCTAGAACCCAATGATGTATTGACAAACTCAATCAAATTCGCGGTGCTGGGTTTAGCGTCGTATTCAATGATTTGATTGCCTTTCACTAATTTAATGGTAGGAAATCCCTTTACCTTAAATTTATCAGATGTTTCAGTATCTTTATCGCAATCGATTTCGAAGAAATTCAGAGCAACACCATTTACTTTCTTGCCGCTCATCTGACTCTTGAAATCGGCCCAAATAGGTTTTGCGGTTTTGCAATGAGGACACCATTCAGTGTAAAAGAAATAGATATCTGCACTAGTGACACCTTGCCCCGGAATTTTACTAAACTCATTGTTGGTTACATATTTTTTACCACCTTTGCTGGAAATAGTGCGGCGATAGACGAATAAAGCCGCAATTAAAAACATTACAACAACTAATAATATGACTAAGAATTGCGTATTGCCCGCAGCCTTGCCCAATTTCTGTTTAATATCGTTTAAATTCATTATATATATTTAATAGAATAAATATAATGCGATATAACGAATTATAGATATACGAATTATATATAGTTTATAAAAAATATAAACACTATTTGATTACTCTATTTAAAAGATGTTGTATAAATCATGCGATGGTAAGAATGTAGAAATACTACGGAGTAGCTTTAAAGATGATAAATCTTATTATTTGACTATAATGAAAGCTAAAGGTTTTCTCTATCAATCAAATAAAGAATAAATGACATAGAGTAAGAGAATTAAAATAAAACCACACAAAACATAACTAGCAACTGTATTATTTTTAAGGTCCATTATAGTATCAGTGCTAATGTCCTCTTCTTCTTTTTTTTCTTGATTCTTCTTCTTCTTCTTTAATCGATTTTTTTCCATTGCTTTTTGAACCAAGACAAAATGATGCGTTTCAGTGAAATTTTTGAAGAGAATATAGATTAAAATAGCAATAATAATTGCCTGACCACTATATTTGACGAAACCGTTCCCGATTGGCGCGACTATTATCACAATAATAAGTAAAAGCGCAATCGCTAACAGCGTATGCAATTGTTTTGTATTATCGAAAAAATATTGTAATTGTTTGTTCATATATATATATACATTTTTTATACATTTAATTTTTATACATAAATTTATTATACATAAATTTTTTATACACTGTATATAAAAACAAACAATGACTCTAAGTAATAAAGTTCGTAATAGAACATTTAAAAAGAAAGATTATCACAGTGGCGATGGAATGTTGACCACTGTTTGGGGGCCGAGTATGTGGCATTTTATGCACACGATGTCCTTTAATTATCCAGTTCATCCGAGTGACGAAGATAAAAAACATTATCACGAATTTATGCTGAATTTACAGTATATCTTGCCGTGTAAGTATTGCCGTCAAAATTTGACGAAAAATTATAAAGCTTTTCCATTGCGTTCAAGTGATATGGCTAGCCGTGATAGTTTTTCGCGTTATGTATATAAATTGCACGAGATGGTGAATAAATTGTTGAAGAAGAAATCTGGCTTATCATATTGTGATGTGCGCGAACGCTATGAACATTTTCGGTCACGATGCACTGGAGAAAAACCGAAACTCTTTGATATTAAGGAGTTCAAAGAAAAAGAAAAAAAAAATAAAACCGTAAAGAAGGGTGAGAAGGGGTGTACCGAGCCGCTCTATGGCAAGAAATCCAAATGCATTATTAAAATCGTACCGCAGGAAGAGAAATGCAAGACGATGCAAATTGATCAGAAATGTATGAAGAAAAGATTATAAGTATATTGATTATAAACTATATTAAACAATGTGATTGTATAATATAGTTTACGAGTTTATAGTTTACGAGTTTATAGTTTACGAGTTTATAGTTTACGAGTTTATAGTTTACGAGTTTATAGTTTACGAGTTTATAGTTTACGAGTTTATAGTTTACGAGTTTATAGTT